TCGATGATGTTGTTAATTCGTTTAATAAATTGCTTTCGGCTGGCATTAAACCAACTGAAAAACAACTTAGAAATTTTGCTGATATTGCTGGTGCTAATTCGAGAACGATTAGTGACTTTGCGCTTGCTGCGGCTGGAGTTGTTAAAGGCCAAGGTGAGGCTATCGAGGGTTTTGGTATTCAGGCAAAATTTCAAGGGGAGAAAGTAACTCTTACTTTTGATGATTTAACCAAAACAGTCGGTCGAAATGCCACTGAAATTACTGCGGCAATTGCTGAGATAGGCGAAACTAAATTTGCAGGCGGTGCTGCTAGACAAGCTGCAACATTAGGCGGATCGTTTGTTAATCTTCGAGATAATATTGACGAACTGTTATTCTCTATAGGTGAAGCTGGCTTTGCTGGAGAGCTTTCCAAAGCGATTAGGATGCTTAGTAAAGGCATCTCTGCAAACAAAGATTTTGCCAAATCTATCTCAGACAAGCTAACAAAGGTGGTTTATGCTGGTGTCACGGCTATCCGATGGATGGTCGATAATCTTGATACTTTAATAACCGCGCTTCAAGTTGCATTTGGCGCAATGATTGTTCGCCGAATTTTTACTGTTGCGAAAACTTTATATGCGTTTGGAAAGGCAGTTATAGCCTCACAAATTGCTGTTGCTGTATTTAATACAATAAGCAAAAAACTCAAAGGCAATTTGCTTTTGATTGCTGGAACTGCGGCCATTGCTACTGCTGGTTATGCCAGCTTCAGAGAAGAAATAGATAATGGGCTTAAAAAACTCGGAGACTTAATTGATACCCAATCAATAGTCGGAAGAGTAACCGCGTCGCTTGGTTTAGATACTGATGATCTTGCTAAAAGATTTCAAAAACTTGAAAAAGAAGTAGAAGGTACAAATGAAAGATTCGTAAAAGTTCGCGGCTCCCTAATAAGTTTTATTCCCCAAGTCGTTAAATTAGACGATGAACTTACAAATTTAAATGTATCAGCATCAGAAATTCAAACCGCAGTAGATAACATCAAAAGAGCGGCAGACCCAACATCCGTAGCTCTCAATAGGCTCTCTATTGAAAGCGCTGTTTTGGAGCGTGAAGTAAGACTTGGGAATATGACCCAGGAAGAAGCGGCAGAAGTAATGAACCGCTTGAAACGTGAGGCGCTTGGTCTTGATGTAACTCTTTATCAATTGCGTGATCGTCAAAGAAATTTAGAGGTTGCTTTCGCTCAAGGCGTAATAAGCGCTCAAGAATACGAAAACGGAATAAAACAAATCCGTGATGAAATGATCGATTACAAGGCGCAAACTGAAAGAACGTTTGGCGCTGGCGCAATGCAAGGCGTGAAAGATTATTTCAATTCAATCAGCGACAACGCTGCAAACGCCGCTGCATTTACTAAAGACGCTTTTACCAATCTTGAAGGTGCACTTTCCGAATTCTTCCAAACAGGAAAGATAAATTTTGGCAGCTTCTTGGATGCGCTGAAACGCGGTCTTGCTGATCTTGCAGCGAAAGCAGCTATCACAACTGGCTTAAAGTTTTTGGGTGATATTTTCCCATCGATCAGTGGAATGAGTTACGATTCGACTGCTGAAGTTGGCTTTGCTTCTGGTGGTATGGTTACTGGACCTGGAGGACCAAGAGAAGACAATATCTTAGCTCGGTTATCATCAGGCGAATATGTCATTCAAGCATCCAGCGTTAATAAGTTTGGTCGCGGTTTCTTCGATCAATTAAACTCGGGTCGGATGCCAAATGGCTCTATGTCTATTCCTGAGAGTGTTGCTAATTCCACGTTCCCTGGTTTTAAATTTGGTTTTGGCAGTATTGGTAGAGCATTTAAAAGCGTTGGTAATGCTGTTGGCGATTTTGTTGGTGGTGCGGCAGACCTTGTAAGTGAATTTGTAAGTGATCCGATTGGTAGCATCAAAAAAGTAGTTACTAATTTTGATGACGTTCTTTTTGGCGCTGGTGCTGTAGATATTGCGATGGGTATTGCGACTGGTGATCCTAAACGCATCATCAAAGGTATCGAGAAATCTGTTAATTTTGTTAAAGATTCTGTCAAAAACATGATTAACGGGATTATCACTGGCGACCCATTAACCATCGCAATGTTGGCTTCATCATTCATATTGCCTGGATTAGGTCAATCTGTTATGGGCGCGCTTGGTCCAGGTTTGGGTGGTAGCTTTAGCGGCTTTATGGCAGGAGTCTCGACAGGAATTAGTAACTCATTCGCAGCAGGCGTTCTTGGCTCTGGATCGCTATCAGCAATCGCTGCTAACGTTGGAATGGAGCTTGTCAAAGGGGCCGCAATTAAAACCTTGTCAGATACGATTGTAGCTTCGATGCTTCCTGGTCTTGGTAAAGTATCATTTAGCAAATCTGGATATAGCCAAGACCGAGCCGCCGCATTTGAAAAGCTCTACAATAAATCCGCTCCATATTTGGCCAGAGCTACAGGTGGTCCAGTTAGTGCAAATGATAATGTTCTGGTTGGTGAGCAAGGTCGAGAAATGTTCATTCCAAATCGTAATGGCACAATCGCTCCAATCAAATCTCAAGGCGCTGATCTAATCGGTGCAGTGGTTTCTATGAAAGAAGAGATTGTTAGCTTGCGCCGCGATATGGCTAGAATGATGTCTGGACAAGCGCTGGCTGGTGCGAGGGTATAATCGATGGTCGCAACTTCCCTCGCTGATCTAGTCGCCAATCCATACGCAAAAAAGAAGTATCTGGTTATTCTCAAGCCTTATGATATTTCTGGAGCGGCAGTTACAACGCTTTATTATTCTGGTGAGGGTTTCGTTACTTCTCCAAGCGATACACCAGCAAACACATTATTCGAGCCACGTTTAATTGAGCCGATTTCATTCCAACGCTCGATGTTCTCCTCTGGCAAACTGGGCGGTTTTAGTGTTCCTGGCTTTGGCAATCTTGTCTTAAATAATGCTGATGGTGTTTTAGATGCGCTATCAGGATACGCTTGGGATGGACGCTCTGTTGAAGTTAGGGTTGGCGAGGCTGGTGCAGCTTTTGCCTATTATTTTACTATTTTTGACGGACAAGCTCATTCAATAGAATTCGATGATTTGCAAATTAGAGTCATTCTAAGGGATCGCCAGGACGACTTTCAACTCAACTTCCCGATCAATTTATATGCTGGAACGGGTGGCAATGAGGGATCAGCAAACCTCGAAGGCAATCCAAAGCCATTATGTTTTGGTGAGGTTAAGAACATTGAGCCAGTTTTAGTCGATGCAGCGAATAGGGTTTATCAAGTCCATGATGGCCAAATCGAAGCAATCAACGATGTTTATGATGGTGGTGTGGCGCTAACTTTAACCACAGACTACACAGTCGATCTAACCAATGGTCGATTTACGCTAGTCGCCGATCCTACAAACGTTGTAACTGCTGACGTTGAAGGCGCTAAACCTAGCGGATCATATAAATCAACGGCTGCTGATATTGTTAGACTGATCGTGACTAGCTATGGCGGATTAGCTGACCCAGGCGATCTAAACACAACGTCATTTTCCGATCTAAATACCGCAAATGGCAGCACTGTCGGCATATACGTTAAAGACAATACAACCATCCTTAAAGTCGTCGATGAGCTTATGAATACAGTCGGCGGTTTCTATGGATTTGATCGGGATGGATCGTTCGAGGTTGGTCAGATTGCTTTAGCTACAGGCACTGCTGATGCTGAGTTCGATAAAACAACGATGATCGAAATAACCCGTCTTGCTTCTGCGGTTCCAAATTATCAAGTTCGCGTCGGTCATAGTAAAAACTATAAAACCATGAGCGAATCAGAATTAGACGCATCGATTTCCAGCGCTAGACGTGATTTCCTGGTTCGTGAAACTTTATTTCAAACGGCAGAAGATACGGCGGTTCAAACACCATATCCTAATTCTGAGGCGTTGATTGTTCCCGCACTATTCAATGGATCAAGTCCAGCCTCGACTGAGGCATCTAGGCTTTTAACGATCTATAAAACACAACGGGACATTTATCGGGTAAAGGTTAAGACTCAGCCATATACCCTCAAGCTAAATGACGTGGTAAAAATAACATTCCCTCGCTATGATCTAGGAAGCGGCAAATTATTTCGCATCATATCGATATTCGAGGATGCTGCTGTAAACGAAGTCGAAATGGAATTGTGGGGATAGCCTGATGAGCAACATGATTATCTCTGCTGTTAATTATGTCGATGATGGTACTCTGACTGTCGATGATGAGGTTGCAACCCTTCCTGGGACATATCTTCAGGATCGACAGATTGTGCGGATTTGGCGGAATACACAATTAACAGCGCAAATCGATGTTGATTTCGGACAAAGCCGAATCGTCGATTTTGCTGCATTGATAAAACATAACATTTCGACAACTGGAACGATCCGCTGGCGTTTTTCTAACGTTTCTGATTTTTCGACGACTGTTTATGATAGTGGCGTTGTTGATGCTTGGCCTATTGTCGAGGAATTTGGAACCCTTCCCTGGGGTGTTTTCTCTTGGGGTGGTTATCTAAATCCAACTGTTGCTGCTGAATACACAATCAGCACCTTCGATGTTTTGGATAGCACTGTTCAGGCTCGATATTTGCGGATTGATATTAGCGATCCAGATAATACTGATGGTTATATCCAGGCTGGCCGATTGATTTCAGGTCCGGCATATCGTCCATCAATCAACTATGCGAATGGCGTTGAATTTGAGTTTGTTGACGAAAGCCGGGTAACTAAATCTAGGGGCGGTCAAACCTTTATTGATGAAGTTGAGCGTTTCAGGCGTATTCGTTTTGACCTTATAAACCTTCCTGAAAACGAAGTATTCCAGAACGTATTTAATCGCCTGGATCGTCTAAAGGGTATTGCTGGTGACATTTTAGTGATACCTCAACCTGACAAACCGAGTACATGGATCACACAAAACATATATGGTAGGATCACAAACACTGATCCCATCGTCAATTCAGCTTTGACCTATTATGGTCGCAGAATAGAAGTCGAGGAGCTTATCTAATGGCGTATCCTGTAACCTTAAACGGCAGAACCTATACTCTCGCTGATTTCGAGGGTACTAATTACGTTGATGGGCTTCCTGACGCGTTTGAGGATTTTGTTACTCACGCTGGTTCGATCTACAAAACCACTTCGACGACTTCTAATACGATTGGCACTGGTTCCAAATCATTCACAACTGCCGACAACAGCCTTCCATATCAAGAAGGAACGCCATTAAGAATAAGCGATGGAGCGGCTCCAGCTACTAATTGGATGGATGGTATTGTTACCGCATATAGTGGAACCAGCTTAACAGTTAATGTCGTTAGTTATGCCGGATCGGGTACTTTAACTGATTGGGATATAAATATCGGCGGTGGTGGCACTAGCTACACTGGAACCCTGCCAATAGCTCAAGGCGGAACTGGCGCAACGACTGCTGGTGCTGCTGCTACAAATTTAGGATTGGGAACTGGTGATTCTCCTACGTTTGCTGGGCTTGATGTAACAGGCACGATTACCAGCGATGGGCTTGACTTGGGGGTTACAACAGATGCGGCTACAGCTTCAACCACTGCGTCTGACTATCAAATTCAGCTTGGAGCCGCCAACAGTACAACTGGAGACATAGGACAAAATATATCTTTTGGCTCTAGCGGCACTACTACTGCTTCTATAAATAGTTATGACGCAGGTGCAAGTTCATCAACTGGGCTAGCATTTTTTACTGGGAGTAGTTCCACTCTAAGACGATACTTAGATATTAACAGCAACGGTGATATCAGCTTCTATGACCAGACGGCGGTAAACCAATCGTTCTTCTGGGATGCGAGTGCTGAGAGTTTGGGCATTGGGACGAGTTCGCCAAACAGATTACTTCATCTTAATACTACTTCTGGTACAAATGGAAGAATACATTTTACTAACGCCACTACTGGAACTACTACGGGTGATGGATTTTTCATTGGTCAAGATGGCGGAGATGGGAATGTTTCTCTGTGGAACTTTGAAAACAACTATTTAAGGTTTGCCACAAACAACACAGAACGCATGCGCATCGACAGCAGCGGTAACTTGCTGGTGGGGACTACTAATACTGACCCGTATAACTTTACATCTGGTTCAGGTATAGCCGTCAGAGCAGATGGTTTATTTAGTTGTGCCGTTGCAAACAATAATACAATTGCTATCAATAGAACCGGAAGCGATGGCTCTATTGCTCAGTTCCGCAAAGACGGCACACCTGTGGGGAGTATTGGATCAGTTTCTGGTAGTGGTCTTTATATACAGAGCCAACAAAACACAACGGCTGGTCCCTTAGTCCAAATAATGGACTCTGGTGGTTCTAGTGTTTTAACTCTCGGTGTTACTGGTGGTGCATATGGTTACATAGGCGGTACTAGTGGTTCTCAGGTAGGTATTGGATTTATTAGTTCTAATGTAAGACCTATTACATCTTCCGATGGCCAAAATGCCGATAACGTTTTTGACCTTGGAGTTGGAACAGTCCGATGGGATGACATATATGCCACCAATGGTACTATCCAGACATCAGACGCCAACGAGAAGCAACAGATAGCATCCCTTACCGACGCTGAAATAACCGCAGCAAAAGCCATAAGCAAACTGTTCAAGACATTCAAATGGAACGATAAAGTCGAAGCCAAAGGCGACGCAGCTAGAACACACACTGGTGTAATCGCTCAAGAAGTCGAACAGGCTATGACCGACGCTGGCTTAGATGCTGGGAACTATGCTTTCTTCATTAGCACTACTTGGTGGGAAACACAGACAGAAGTTCCTGCTGTTGAGGCTGTAGAGGCACAAGATGCTGTTTATGAGGATGTAATTATCCCTGCTATTGAAGAGCAACTCGATGAGGAAGGTAATGTCGTTGTTGAAGCTCAACCAGAGCGTGTAGAACAGAACCTTGTAAGCGAGGCTATTGAAGCGGTAGAAGCCAAAGAAGCCTACACACGTACAGACACCTATGACACTGCTGAAGAAGCTCCAGAGGGTGCAACAGAGCGCACTAGATTGGGTATCAGGTATCCAGAGTTACTAGCGTTCATAGGCGCTGCAACTGAGCAAAGATTAGCATCCATTGAAGCCAGATTAGATGCATTGGAGGCATAACGGGAGAAAGTAATGAGTGAAGAGAACGCATTAGAAATTGATGGCGTAAAACACAACATTGACGAAATGACGGATCAGCAAAAAGCTATGCTTAAACACGTTGCAGATTTGGAACAAAAGCTCGCCAACGCTCGGTTCAATCTCGATCAGTTGCAGTTTAGTCGGCAAGCATTTATTGATGCGTTAAAAGCATCGTTGAACGAAAAGAGTTAATCAATGCAGCCTGGGATTCATTTTTTCACAACTGCTGAATTAGTGATCCTCGGCGTTTTGATGATCGTTTTGGTTATAGTTTGGAGCCGAAAATGAACCAAGATAATCGCGTTTTGTTTGATTGGTCGGCTCTAGGAATTACGGCTGGTGCGCTAATGGAAATATTACCAGCTATCTCTGCGGCGCTCTCTATCGTGTGGCTTTCGCTACGCATATATCAGACCGTTAAGGAGATGCGGAATGGACGGCGCGACAGTTGATCTAAGGCTGATAATAACGATCTTAGGGGTGGCA